CTATCTCATTGTCTTCAGCAATACCAACTGTTACTTTTGATGTATTGTCGTTAATAATGAATTGACCTGCTAATGATCCACCAATAATATCAGAAGACGTAATACTATTTCCACTTAAATTATAGTAGAGTATACTTCCATTAGCTACGTTTGTTGTAATAATTGTGTATATAATGAATTCACCTTCTGGACATGTAGTTCTATTTGCAATGACACTGTATGAAGGAGGTAATTCAAGAGTACCATCACCATCATCTACAGGAACATCTGGCACATTTGGATCTGTTGGAAGATCATCTGTAGGAGGATCAGGAATTGGTTCAAATGGATCTACAGGTTGTGGTTTGTATGGATCATATGGTTGTTTAATATCTTCCTCAGTAATAACACACTTACCAATATTTTTTACATATTTTGTAACTACTTCACTATTGTCAACTGGAGAATTAGTGGTAAGTTTAACAAAGAATGTTTCATCAGATTCTTTTTCACTATCTACTAGAGTCTGAATCTCAATCGTTTTTTCTGTTTCATTGGGAGCAAATCCAACAATAGTATCTGCAGGAAGATAATCAGTTCCAGCAGTTGCACTTCCTTGATTGCTTATTGTTTTAAACTGTACGGAAGAAGCGATTTCAACAAATCCAGTTCTGGATACAACAAACTTTGCAACATCACCTTCAGTAACGCTAATATCATTAATGTTGTATATAATTTTTGGTTTCTTTGTTGGTGCTGACGGTGGTAATGGAACTCCACCAGCAAATCCAATTGTTGTGACTACTAATGGTCTACCAGTATATGCTTCATCACAAACATACTGTGTATAATCAGCAGGAGTATCACCAAATAGATTATCAATCTTACTTAAAAGTCTATCTAAGAAATCCTCATCATCTTCATCATCCTCTTTAGATCCATCAGTACAGACTTTCTTATACCTACTACAAGTTTGGTCAGGTCCTGAGCAGGTGATACCTAATAATCTAAGAATATAATTAATTGCTTGTCCAATCATGTTAAGTGGAGCAGCAATAGCACCTAGGATATCTTGTAGAGGACCTAGAATACTATTGAATAACTCATTCATCAACTGGTAAATTTTTGAGATAATACCATTTACGAATTCATCAATCTGACAAATTGCATTACGATAGATGTTATTAATAAAACTCATTATGAGGTTTGTCAGCCATGCCTCTAGTCTCTCACCTAGGTCTGCCATCTTACAACCTAAGTCTTTCAGAATATTATTAAACCACTCTGTGATAGGTGTCAATACATTTCCAGATTCACCTGGTCTTAGGACTGCTTTTACTAATGCATTAACTGCGTCTTGGATTTTAGTTGTAATCCAACCTTTAACTCTACCAATAAACTCTCTTACTACTTTTACTGCTTTGTTTACATATCCTCTTGCATCACTAATAGAATTATTGAGCTCACCTGTAATTTTACTGGTATAGTATGAACCAATATTTCCGTTACTACGTTGAATGTCATACAAGAGTTGACCAATAATACTGGTCATTTGTGTTTTTAGATCAACATTCTTGCATTTCTCTGCTGTAAGTTGACACCAATCTTCGTATTGTGTTCCAGTTATTTTCTTTGTTCCTGGATCTACTCTCTGATCATCATTTCCATCAGTTGTTCCATCAGAGAGTCCACCACCAGTTCTAGCTTTACCGTCCTTTCCCTCTTTACCATCTGTAGTAGGGTTTGGAGATAGATTTCCAGATCTAGGACCTGTTACAAATGCTTCATCATCATTAGGATTTGCATTGGTAATGGTAGACGTAGCACCTGGCGTTTGTCCGATAGAACCCATAATAATGGGTTTTTGTCTATCATTGTCTATGTAAAATCCTGTTACCCAACATCCTTTTACTAATTGTGGATGACCACCGCCAATATTACCTGGCATAAATGGCACAGTCACTGGCATCATCACGGTAGCCCAAGGCAAGTCCTTTGTATCAAGAATCGTCCTAGATTTAGGATGATCTCCTACAATTCTTACCTTATAACGGTATCCGCCTTTGTTGTTTTCTTCATCGCTGGCGGTTCCTTCTACCTGACCTACCCACCAAGAGAATCCGTCATTACCGATTCTCTGAGTTGGCATCAGTCTTGATAATGCATCATCCATATTAGTCTTCGTAGATTAGACACTCTGGTTCATCTGGGTGTTGATCACAAAAAAGTTCAATGCAGTTAGGATCGTGGTGATCTCCTGCTTCAATCTCTTTTTTATGATGCTCTGCGTATTCTTCCAACTCATGCAGTTCAACCTCAATGTGGCGACGCATTTGTGGATTAGTTGTAGGATCTTGAAGGATCTCTTTATCTTTTGCTATGTGTTGTTCAATGCTTTCCATAGGTAGTTACCTCCTGATTTATTTATTGCCGTGATTGGAAGGGACATCAGTCATTCCGTAAGAGTCCCTAAACAATCTTAGCGTGGTTTTTAATGTTCCTGTAGATCCTTCCATAAAATTATAGGACTGTGTTGTTTCCTTGACAAGATAAACACCACTACTTTCTTCATCTAATGGCTGTTTATTCTTAAAGGCATCCGATATTTTACTTTGTAAATGGATGGTAATTTTATCTCCAGCACAAATGTCGGGATTACCAGGAATTTGAATTGCTGCTTCTTGATTCTTTAAAAGATCAGATCTGACAGTTGATTGTGCAGAATAAAACTTCTGCCAATCTGCAAATTTTGTTGGATCCTCAGCTTGAGGATCTTCGGGATTTGCAATGCCAGGATCATTATACCATGATTCATGGTCTAATACCATAGACATAATTCTAGTAGGAAAATCTGACAGTTCTACTTGATTTGCAGGAACCAATGCTACACTTTCTTGACCACCTAAGTGTGCCATGTTATCATAACTATCTTTTATCTTATACACGTATTCTTCATACTGACCAGTAGAGTAATTGAAAAATACCATTAATGTTGAATACTTTCCATGTCTCAAAGAACTCATTAAATCAACTTCTGAACTAAAAACAACATTTTCAATCAAGAATCTCTGATCTCCAGAAATTTGTGTATTAGCAACTCCTTCTTTATAAGGACCCCATGATTGTGATTGTAATCTTGGCACTTCTTTACCATTCTTTTTTTCTTTGTAAATGAATTTGCCATTTTCAGATACATCACATAGAGCATCAACTGAGAAAAAATTAAATCCTCTATGAGTTTCCCAGAAGAAAAATCCTGCACTGCCTTTAATTTGTTGTGCAGTTTCTGAAGTATTAACACTATTCAATCCTGCATAATCAGTTTTAGATGATACTGATTTTGAGATCAACTTAGCAATGATATCAAATGGTCTCTGCCTACAAGCATTCATCTTAATTTCAAATCTAGATGGTTCTGAATAAAAATCTTTTGTACTTTTTAAAAATTCATCTCCTAAAAGTTTTTTACAAATAGCTTCTGGATTTCCCTCTAATTTTTGTTGAACTCTAACTGCCTCATTTAATAATGCTTCGCTTGAAATTAAACTAAGCATATAAAGTTGTTTCTTATTTTTTACAATTCTTCCAGAAATTTTATATATTTTGAATTTGTATTCTTTTGGTTTCTCACTGAATGTTGTTTTTACTTTAATTTCAATATTTTCTCCACCCTGAATAGGAAATCCGTTCAATAAATTTTTAGAGTCACTAATAATTATTTCAGCAGCCATGAAAGGAGAAAGAAGATTTTCATAGACTGTAAAAGATGCAATCATGTCAGATGTCAATGGCTCTTTCTTAGAACCATCTGCACTAAACAGGACACAAGTTTGAAGTTTTATCTGCGAGGAATATTGTTCTTCTGCCATAATTACTTAGCTGCCAAGGAATATCTGAGTGTGAACGCATTAAGATCAGTGCTTCCAAATGCAGGTCCCATAAATTCACTACCACTGTCTCCAGCACCACTATTATTATTATTGTAGTAGTTATTGATGACAGTTGGAGTCATAAAATTAAATCCGTTTGCTCCAGTTAATGCAGAATTTGTATTCAATATACTTGCTTGTTGATCAGCTGCATTTGTGCTTTTAATAAACTGTTGATAGTTTGGCATCACATAATCAGATGGCATTGTTGAATTAGGACCTTTTTGCCACCAATAATGACCATAGTTTCCTTTCTTGTCAAACATGGGATCTTCAGCAGCAACTCTGTTTTTAAGCAATGCCTGACCCTTAAAGTCTGTTCTTCCTTCCATTCTGTTTAAAGCCTCAACTAAACGTGCCTGACCCTCAGGAGATTGGAGACGTTTTACAATATCATCAACATTTGCATTTGCTTTATATCCCTCAAATTGAACTGGACCTCCATCATATTGACCTGCTTGAACTACATCTGTGACATTATTTGGAAACTTACTAGAAGCAACTCTGTTTAAGATAGCAGCTGCAACTAGATACTGATCATCACCAGGACCTGCTTCGCCAGCAATTGTTTTAGCTATTTGTATATAATCTTCTTGTGATAATCCTGTTAACTCTCCACCACCAGCTCCAATATCTAAAGTGTCACTACCAGCAGTAACACCTGGACGATTTCCTCCATTGTTATTATTGTTTCTTCCAAAATTAAACGGATTTGGTATTCTAATATTTGAGATAATATCTTTCAAGGTGTCAAATATACCAGCAAATGCTGTACCAAAACGACCCCAACCTCCCATTCCTTCATAATACTGTTTCAATCCTTCCGCTTGAACTTTTGCATAATCTGTTCTATTTTGTTTTTGTGCGTTTAAAACACCTTCACCAAATTTGATGAATGTATCATCATTCAATGGTGTAACAATCTCAGGACCTGCTTCACCCATAAGTGCGTTAACTGGTCTCTTACCTGTAAGTAAACCACCTTTTGCCATGGGCATCATGCCTATGTCTCTGGCAAGCAAGAATCCATCAATACCTAAACCTAATCCACCACCAACACCAGTAGC